GACGCGGCAGGCGACACAGTCAGACCTGCACGTCGAACGGTTCTTTGAGATCCTGATGAACGAAGGAAGGAAGGGCGACGAAGCGCGGCTTGCCGCGCGACGGAGCCATCGGGGACTTCGGTCCTCGTGCACTTCCGGGACCGCATGGTGTGCCGGCATCGTGCGGATACATGTCGGGAGGCGCCGGAAGCGTCTCGACGATATGCAGACGAACCCCACGGGAGTCGCGGATCTCTCCGAGAACCGCGCGTCGCCCTGCCGGACAGACCCTGAGACGCCGGCCCGCCGGGCGCAGCTTGCTGCGCGATGCGGGAGGAAGCGTGTGAGGGGGATATGCCGGGCCTGCGGCCCGACATGCGGCAGGCGATGGACTTCGAAGGGGGTGCCCGTAACGGCGGAACGAGGTGCACTACCGGGTGCACAGCGCCCGCAGGGTGTGTGAACGGAGGACGTTCTGACGAACGGCGCCTGACCTCACGAATCCTCAGAGTGTGGGGACTGGTCGCGAAGACGCAGGACGGACCGGAGCACCGGGACGAGGAAACTCACCCGGGACGCAACGGACGCACGGCCCACAGTTACGGGACGAGGAAACCCCATGAGTGGCGACGGTCCCGGAGACCGTCAGGTGACAGGGGAGAAAGCCGTCGAGGGGGGACAGAACCCCGAGGGCGGTCCGTGCCGGGTGAGGCAAACCCGGGTGATACGGACCCTGCCGCTCACGTCGCTGGAGGGGCGGAGAAACCCCAGGAGGGGAAGCCAGGACCACCGGAATGGTCCTGACCGGCGGTGCGGCTAGAACCCTGAGAGGGCGGCCAAGCCTGAGGGAGACGTTCGGACGGTAACGCCCGAACCGGTCGCCCGACTGAAGACCCCACGGTCGTGTCACTCGGCACGACGAAGCAGGTCGCCGCAGAACCAATGTGCGGCTAGGTCGGGCGGAGAGGAACTCCGAGAGGCGGCGGAACCCTGAGAGGGTGGAACGCGAGGCGGCGACGCCCCGCGCGAATGGCGCACCGACACCGGAAACCCCTGGAGGGGCCGACAACGGTGAAGGCCACCGCGTTCGACGGAATACATAAAGGTTATTTGTTAAATCGTAAAGACGATGGTGTAATACATAAACAACCCGTATTTAATGCTTATCATACTTGTGATAAGATCATTGATTTGGACATTTCGTGCGAATCTTGGGTTATGCAAACTAATACACCTACAGTCAAAGGTGATTGTGGTTCTATCGTCATTAGTTTTTCTAATGGAGGACCCATTATCTTAGGAATACATGTTGGTTTGCGTCAAGATGGTAAAATACGATCACTTAAAGTTTCACAACAAGATGTTGAGAAATTATTGTCATCTTATGATGTACCAATAATACAATCTGGTAGAATTAATTATTCGGCTCCAAGTAGCGAACAAAAATTAATTAATGTACATACTAAATCTGAAGTTAGATTTGTTGATGATGGAAATGCTTTAGTTTATGGCTCTTTCGAGGGACATAGATCAAAACCTAAATCTAACGTTCGACCTTCACCTTTAGCTAAAACATTAACTGAGTATGGTTATGATATAACACATGGTAAGCCTGAAATGAGGGGCTGGGAACCATGGCGGAATAATCTACTACAATCTTTATCCAAAGATTTACAAATTGATATAGATATTTTATTTAATTGTGCAGATAGTTTCTCAGAAGACTTAGTCAAGGGTTTATCCCCAAAAGATTTAAGTAAACTGATTGAGTACGATGATTTTACTACGTTGAATGGTGCCGCAGGGGTACGTTTTGTAGATAAAATTAACCGTAATACTAGTGCAGGATTTCCGTTTAATAAATCTAAACGTCATTTTTTAGAAGCTATACCAGAGCAGCATGGTCTGCCGGATCCAGTTGAATTTACTGAGGATATTTTAGAAAGGATAGCTGAGTGCGAAGATTGTTATGATAATAATACTCAATACCATCCTATATATATGGCAGCATTAAAGGATGAACCTAGATCTTTTGAGAAGATCGCTACTAAAAATACCAGAGTTTTTACAGGAGGTCCTGTAGAACATGTATTTGTTACAAGAAAAGAACTTTTGTCATATACAAAAGTTATGCAAGAAAATAAATTTATTTCTGAATGTGCTGCAGGTACTGTAGCTCAATCAATTGAATGGGATAACATTTATCGCTATCTCACACATTATGGAAACGATAGAATTTTCGATGGAGATTATAAAAAATTTGATAAAAGTATGCAATCAGCAGTGATTCTAGCTGTCTTTAAAACTATAACTAATGTACTACGTAAAGCTGGTGCTACACAAGATCATATTAATAGATGTTGGTGTATAGGTTATGATTTAGCCTTCGCGGTTATAAATTTTAACGGTACACTTATGCAGTTTATGAAAGGTCATGTTTCTGGTGAAGCATTAACAGTTTTAGTTAATAGTCATGCGAATAGTTTATATTTACGATATGCATATACACTTTCACACCCACATAGACATTGTAGAGATTTTAAAAAGAACATTAACCTTATCACTTATGGCGATGATTTTGTTGGTGGTGTTCATCCAGAATGTAACTTCTTTAATTTTAAAATTTTACAAACAAAACTCAAAGAAATTAATATTGAAATCACACCAGCTGATAAAAAAGCTGGAGCTTACACATTGATGGATATTTCTAAGATACAATTTCTTAAACGTAGTTTTAGATATAGTGAAGAATTAAATTTATTTGTTTGCCCTCTTGAGGAAGAATCAATAAAGAAATCTCTTTTAGTAAATGTTGCTTCAAAAACCATTACAGATGAAGCACAAAGTATAGCATGTGTAGAAAGTGCAATTAGGGAATATTTCTGGTATGGAAGAAAGAAATTTGAAAATCAAAAGGAATTTCTTAAACATATTGTATCTTTGAATCCGGAAGTCGAGTATTATGTTCAACCTAGTACCTTCCCACATTGGGAACAATTAATAGATGATTATTGGTTGATCTCAGGTAAATTTGGTCGATACGATGTATCCGCCCATTTACAAAAATACCTATGACAAGAAAAGTCTTTAAAATAACCCATATATCAACTTGACACTTGATATATGTGAAATATAGTCCCATGAGATTGGAAATCTCCGGTAGATGTGGCCTTACTAGCCCTTCTACTTGTACTTATTTGTTGGAAATTGCGTAAATTTATGTAGGGATGGCTCTACATGCTGTGGCTCACACTCACGGAATGATTGTGTGGATAATAGTACAGTATATGTTCGTAGTACTATTATGAAAAACGAACACGTTTCGGATGGATTATTAATCCAGGCCGAAGAACAAGAGATGAAAAGTGATATGGGGGATTCCTTAACTACTGAAGTCGTGACATTTGATGCAGCTAAGTCAACTAGTTTGTCTTACGCAGCTATATATGATGAGGTCGCTTCTTCTATATATACTGAGGATTACTCACTAGGTGAATTCTTAAGTAGACCTACTAAGATAGCACATTATACTGTTACACCTGGGGCTCCTTTTTCAGACTCTATAATTTACCCATGGCAATTGTATATGACAAATTCACGTATTGCTAAAAAACTTGATAACTATTCGTATATCCAAGCTAAACTTCATATTAAAATTATTGTTAATAGTACACCTTTTATTTATGGTAGTTTAGCTGCTTCTTATCGGCCTTTGTTTAATTTTACACCATTTAGTGATGATACTTATTTAGAAAGGACCCAAAGACCTACAATTTGGATGGATTTATCTAGTTCATTAGGAGGCGAAATGACATTACCCTTCTTTTATTATAAAAATTGGCTACCATTGAAAGAATCTGATGATGTTCGTGATATGGGGAAATTTGACATTTATCAGCTTACTACAGCAGCCATTGCTAATGCTGGTATTACGTCTACACCTTCCTTTACGATATATGCTTGGATGGAAGATGTTCGCTTATATGGTAACACTATTGATTTGGCGGTCCAGGCTTCTGAGTCTGGTCCTGTCTCAAGTGTTGCTTCAACTATCTCTAAGGCCTCATCTTATTTCACAGAAATACCAATTATTGGTCGCTTTGCGAAAGCTATAGGTATAGGCTCTTCTGCTGTTGGATCTATTGCTAGTATGTTTGGGTATACCAATCATCCAGTAATATCTGATGTATCACCATATAAGAATTTACCATTTCATGCTTTGTCATCGGCTCATATTTCGAATGTTATTGATAAGTTAACTTTGGATCCCCATAATGAACTTACTATTTCTCCCGAAACTGTTGGCCTACCTCAGGGTGATGAATTGGCTATATCTTATCTAACGTCGATACCTGCATTATTGTCACAACCTTCTTGGACAACAACTGCAGCTTCTTCGACTCTTTTATTTGCTGCTAATGTTACCCCAACTTTATGTCAAACTTCTACTAGTACTCCTAACCAAACCGTTTGTTGGGATACACCTGTGGGTAATGTATCAAGAATGTTTTCAAATTGGAGAGGTGATTTAATCTTTCATTTCCGTTTAGTTAAAACCCCTTACCATAAAGGTAGATTAGTTGTAAACTATGATCCTACAGGTGATATTGTTACAACTTCTGATAATAATAATGTAGTTCAAACTCTTATTGTAGATATTTCAGAGAGTACAGAATTTGTAATAAGAGTACCTTATATGGCACCCCAGAATTTCCTCAAGGTGCGTGACACATTGGTCACCGATTATGCACAAAATGGTGGAAGTTTAACAGCTTATAATGATGATTTTCATAATGGTAGACTTACTGTTCGCGTATTAAATAACCTTACCGCACCTTTAGATACTGCTTCAATCACATTACAATGTTTTGTCTATGCAGCCGAAAATTACGAATTAGCGAATCCTACACCTATCGAGGTAGGTGGTCCTGTTAACACCGAAATTATTCAGGCTTCTGAAACTAATGTTGAGTTATCCAGAGATTCTATCCGTACTATTGAATTATTTCCAGACGTGATTCGCCACACTATGGGCAAATCACACCCTACACCTGATCATATTTATGATATTTCTATGGGTGAAAGGATAGCTTCTGTGCGCGAATTGTTGCGTAGAGCGGAATTTTTAAATACTGAACGTGTATTTGATGCTACTTCAGGTACAAGTTCTAATATTTATACGTTTATGCATACAAAATGGCCTCAAGCTCCTGGTTATTCACCTACAGGTATACATGGTGGTCAGCAAATTAATGGTGCTGGTACCGATTCTAATTATAATTATGTGCAATCAACCAATTTTAATCTTATTGCGCCTTGTTTTGTTGGTCAAAGAGGTTCGATGATTTGGCATTATAATTTACATAATGTAGATCCTGCATCTGTTATGAATGTGCGTAGGCAATATACTAATGTTTTTAATGGTACCGCGATTACTACTAGATCTGGTTTGAGACAAATTACGACCAATATACTAGCTACATCTTTTTCGAATACAGCTAGAACTTCAGTATCCAGAAGAAAACAAACATCTGCTGGTACTGCTCTTGTAAATCAGAGAACGCAGTCAGGTTTGTCAGTACTATACCCCCATTATAATAAATTTAGATTTTGTACTACAAACCCTAGAAATTCAACTTACGGTTCACCTATTGATGACTCAATAGATGAGAAGTTTGCTTTGGAAATAATTATACCAAATAAGAATGGTAATTTTTCAGGATATGATAGATATTTTTCTATAGGACCTGATTATAATCCATTCTTTTTCGTAAATGTACCACCCAAATTCATTTACGGACCAGCAACAGCTGCTTCTTTTTAAGTAAAACTGTTGCTTATATAAATAAATAACGATACGACCGTTATTTCCCACATTGTGGTTTTAAGGTTCACAGGTGGTGAACCCTGATGTTTAATTGCGTCAGTACAATAAGGAAGATTCCTTTGGAATCGGCTCTGAGTGAGTTTTTGTACCGACGTAATGTCGGG